TCTTTAGCATTACCATCATAAATTAATATGGTGTCTTCAGCCGTTCCATCACCAATTGTGGCTTTAGCTGCCGGAAGAACCACCGCTTGGTTTTCATCAATACTAATGGCAGGGGTTGTTCCCACCGCTGAACCTAATCCTATGACAAGATCATCTGCGCTATCGTCTAAGCCCATGTAGTAATCTTGGGCGTTACCGTCAAATACAATCTTGGTATCTTCAGCCGTTCCATCACCAATTATGATAGAATCAGAAACGTATAAATTAGCTAAAGCATCGACTACAGCAGCACCACTACCCGCTCCATCGCAGTAAACCACAGCAGTTTTACCATTAGGAACGGTTATATTTGCCCCAGAACCCTGAGAAAGAATAACGCTGTATGGACCACTTGAACCTGAATCCGTAGTTGCGTTTATAATTATGAAAAAGGCTGCCGTAGTATTTGGAGCTATTGTTACAGTATTGTTTGCCCCTAAAGCACCTGTAAATTTAATTACACGATACATTCCATCCTGAAGGTTCTCCGTTCCTGATCCAGGAGAAGCCTCTCGAACTGTTAGTGTATGAGTTGATCCAGAAAGACCTACCGCCTTGTATGCCGCGATACGATCAAGGATATCTAGATTGTGGTTTGTTGTCGTACCCCACGCACCAGACTGCTCTCCGGATCCTATTTTTTCTATTCCGTAACTTGTTGTATATGTAGATGCCATGACCTTATCCTATTATGCCGCTATGTCTGTCCAATTTGGCGTTTGTGTTGTACTTACCTCACTCCAACTTGCCGATTGAGAGGGGTCTATAACAGACCATATCATCGGAGATCCAACAGAGGCTACTGCTGACACCCCCTCAACTCTTTGTATAATATCAACTTCAGCAGATCCAATCTGAGCTTCTGATGAGACACCAGAAGGCGTAAGTAAAGAATTTGTTACAAGAGTCGGTGACCCAACAGCCGTTGCCGATGAAACACCCGTAGCATTTGTAACAAATGCTATAGTTACGGAACCTATACTGGCCGAAGAAGATACGCCTGTGACTTCAACAGGAAGTGGGTAGCCCCATGTCCCCTGATTCCACGTTCCTCTATTCCAGCCAGTTATACTTGACATTATGCAATCCTAATTATTGCGCTATTTGCGTCATTGGTAGGCCATTGGATTGTAAAGTCTCCTGCGCTTGAAGCCTTATCGCCACCAAAATTTATCACAGCTACCGAAGGGTCGGCTGCGTGATTCGTTGTAGACCCTGTTCCAGCCGTGCTTAATGTACTATTATATATCAAAGCACCCCTCGCACTACTTATAGTGGAACTAGACCAAGTTGTATCCGCTGCATCAACAAAGGCTGTTGGTACAGAACTACTGTTGTCTCCTAAACCAATCGTCACGCTGGCAAAAGTTGTTCCTCCAGCAGTGTAGTTTGTTCCGCTAACTTCGTTGCTTGTTGTGTAACCCGTAGTATCAGCATCAATAGAAGAACTATTAGTAAACATAGCCACTTTAAAGGTATCTGCGCCAATTGCGCTTGATCCCGTTCTCGTATGCGCGGTCAAAAAATGTATACCCGCTAGTATCTCTCTTTTAAATGTTCCACATATAGCGGATGTACCGATAGCCATATCAAAGTCTCCTTATTATCTCAGCTATATCATCATGACCTTGCTGTTTCATCAAAGCCCAAATAGACGTTCTCTCACTGTTTGCCATACTTTTCATATAATATATTAGGATTTCTTTCAACTTATCTCTATGAGCCATAGCTTGATCTCGTATGACAGGAGGAGCGTTTTCACTAACAGACATTATCTTATTCAACGCCATATCGGCTATTTGTTCCGGACTATGTCCACCGTCATGGGAAGTATAAACCATAACATTTCCAAGTTCAGAACCTCCACTTGCATCAAGCATTACTCAACTTCTCTCCTAAGTCTATCATATCTATATTGATCTCGAGTATCTCTACCTTCACCAAGATTCTTTAACCATTTAACAGCTTCTTGAAATCTACCATTGTAAATATTAAGTAATTGATCCTCGCCTTTCATAAAAGTATATGCCTCAACTAAAGATCCGTACAGCATTGCTAATTCAGCATTAGTAGCCAGCCAAGTTGTGCCACCATCTGCCCCTGCCGTGAGCGAAGCGGGTCGATAGATGTAGTGCAACTCCATAGTATAATTGGAGTCAGGAGTTGGCGCCATTATAAAGGAACTATCGTCCCAATCCGCATAATAAAGAGGAACGCCAGTTGAGGAAGGATTGGGCGTATAATCCTGAACAAAAGTAGTGTGTTTGTATAGTAGAAATTCATTTTTAGAACTGTTAACAACACTAAGAGACATCGGAGCTAAGAAGTCATTAGGTTTAGCTAAAAACTTGTTAGAAGAACTTGCCGTACCTGATTGATATTTACGGAAAACATCTAGCTGGACCTCTTTAAAGATACGTTCTTCCGCATTTATTATAAATCTAGATAGCTGGCTAACAAACGTACTTTCTGTATTCTGAGTGTAATCCTGTATTGCTGTCTTTAAAGTTGCAAATGTATACGCCATATTAAGCACTCACCGTTACTGGACCGGCGGAAGCAAATGAACCGCCACCTTTTATACTTCCTATAGTAGCTGTTTCTGAAGAACCACTACTACTTACATTAAAACTATAACTATCGGATTGATTATCACCAGATCCTGCTATCTTAGTTATACTGTATCCTGTGCTGTATTCTATAGCAGATGATGTAAACCCGTCAAAATTTGATACACTTCTAAATCGTACTATGTCTCCTGTATCTCTGGAGTGGCCTGGTTCCGTAACTGTAATAACCGCAGAACCGGAACTTCCTGACTTAAAAGCACCATCTTCCAATAATACTTCTACCGCAGGTTCCGTTCTATCAGGTCTTGGATTTCTTATAGCTTCAGGGTCTGCAACAGCACGCCTAGGATTCAACTGTGGCTGCTTGGTTTCAAACTCATCCCTTCCTACTATTGCTCCCGTCCATTCTTTAAGCATATCCCTAACTCTATACGCTCTTCCAGAACGATCAGATATGCCCATGGCATGTTTTCCTGATGCATACCTAGGCATTACGTCACACTCAACGTAGCATAAGTTGGAACAAGGCGGAGGGCTGTCCTTTCGCCATCTTCAGCCGCCGCTCGAGCAAATTCTTCTTCATAAATATCCTTTAATACCCCTATTCTTTGAGGGGATTTTTTAACAGATATGTAATAAGCAAGACCAGCCGTTAAACAAGGGAGAAATCTAAAGGGGACATCGGCAGTATTAATACCGTCATCAGCATCATCCATCCTTTTAACTCTATAATACACTAATTGATCCGTAGAATTTTCGGGAGTATTCCATAAGGTTATGGTTGGAGTTATCTGTCTATCCACATAAAACTGAGAAGCTCTGCCTTGAGAAGTCTTATCGGGAAGACCTAAGTAATCTGACCTCCCTATTCTTGTTAGGCTTATATCAGTACCACTTCTTCTAGAAACAACCTCTAAGACATCTACTGTTGATTGAACATCAGTAAGACTAGGGTTTGAGGACACAGTTGTTGTAGCACTGCTCGATGAACCAGTAATTGTTTCAGATGCTGTAAAGTCACCTGTAGGAACCGTTATAGTCATAGTGGTTGACGTTGGTTTAGTAATTATGCTGGCTGTAACGCCACTGGTCCCCCCAGTAATTGTTTCGCCTACAGAAAAACTACCTGAAGCACCAACCGTTAATGTAATAGTTCCAATGGGATAGGTAGCAACAGAAGAAGATGAAGATAACTGTGCTAACGTTTGAGTTACTTGCTCTACTGTCCAAAGATTTAAGCCTCTATTTGCCCATTCAGCAAACAGTATATTCAAAGACCTTCTAGCTGTGGCGGCATCATAACCTGTACGAAGTTCTAGACCACATCTTTCAAAGGCTTCTTCTGTAATCTCAGCCATGTTCAAATTAAAATCAGTCGATCCAGAAGTTGCCATTTTAATCTCCTAAAGGATTATATCACCCTTTCATTAAAGAATCTATTTTGTTTTCTAACCGATCAAACCGATCATGAAGCCTAGATAAATCTTCAGCGAGATCATATTTTGAAACGTATTCTTTAGCAACTTCTTCCCTAGTCTTGTTTAGAAGAATATCTAGACGTTGAACCGTAGCGTGATGACTTTTAAGAAAAAATAAAGAAATGGCCCCAGCCAATGTAAGAACACCGTTCCACAAATATGAGGTCATCTCATCCATCTCAGTACGATTTAATCACTTCTACAACAATACTATAGCTATCACCTGAACTGTGACCTGCCGTAGTCAGTAGAATATCACCTGTCACACCACTTCCCGCATAGTTTGGAAGACCCGCAACTTGTCCGGATAAGTCTATCGTATCCGTATAGTCAGCGGGTAGCCCTATTGCTACAACATTCGTTGTCGCATCATATAAGAGAGTTGCCGACATGCCTACTGTGGAAAAAGTAATCTTACTTATGCTAATAGATGATACTGCGTCACCTTGAGCGTTGTTAGAGAGAGTAGACATATCTATCTTCTTAACTGCCGACTCTCCCGTTCCATCGCTAAGATTGGTTAAATAGAAAACCGCTTTTCTATCGCCATCTTGTAGCTTTGTTGCACTAACCGCATCTGCCATAACTTACTCCTTAGTTACCTTCAATTAATTAAGCTACTTGTACATACTCAATTATAAAGGTAAAAGAGCCAGCCGTAGTAGCATCTACAGTATTAGTAATATTACAGTAGATAGTACGCTCTGCTGATGTATATTGTACAGAAGCTGGGGCTGTAGTAGTGTCTTGCGTTTGAAGAACAAGAGATGTTGTTGTAACGTTTCCGACAACAACAGTTGTACCCGCATCCAATATTTCATCTGTCTGAGCGGCAACAATCTGAGCACCTGAACTAGATGTACCAACCTCGTAGCCAATATCACCAGAACCAATAACAGGTGATGTAACACAAAAGATTTTAATGTCTGTGATAATTGTATTGGCTGGCTGAGTAAACTCACCAATCGCAGGGCTGTCTCCAGCGGTGGTGTTAACCGTAACACCTGTGGCAAAACCTACGTGCTTAACGTATTTAT